TGAACCACCTTTTTTCATTTCTTCACGTGTTTCTTCTTCTAGTGTTTCTTTTTCTTCTTTTGCCAATTTTTTCATTGGTTTCATTGGTTCATCTTTTTCTGGAGATTTAGATTTTTTAAATTTACGTTGAGGATCTCCTGTACCCATTATTCCTGGATCTTCATTTATTTTTTGTTTTACTTTTTCAACAGTTTTTACAACATCCTTTGTAATTTCTGAAGGTGCTTTAACAAGTTTTTTTACTCCTTCTTTAAAACCTTCAGTAAAAGTTTTAGATTTTTTTATAGGATCTGATGGTTCATCAACATCTCCTCCTGAAACAAATCCTTTTCTTTTTACAAGAAGAGGTGAAGTGCCTCTTTTTTGAATTCCAAATCCAGCCATTATTTTTTACCTTTTTTAATCATGCCACCTTTTTTCTTAATGACACCTCTACCTTTTAAAATATCTTTAAAAGTAACTTTACCATCCCCTGTTAAATCTGGAAAACCTTTTTTACCTTTTGCTTTTCCACCCTTCATCATTTTTTCTCTTGGTCTTATTCCGTAATCATTTCTCATTTTATCTCCTATCCATTTTCATGGTTGTTATTTGTTGGTCTATTAGCCATAGTGCGTGCAACAGATTCCGCGCTGCGCCCTATAACATACCCGCCAAGTCCAACGTTCAATAACGTCCAAACATCGCCAGGTAATTCAAAAGAAATTACTGCTCCTGTAAATACTTTTATAACGGGTCCTATAACATAATTCCATACTAAAATAAATATTAATACGTACATTAAAAGAGGTCTCCACGAGCTAGCAAACCAGCCAGCTTTTGCCTCTGCTTCTATAATTTTAGCTGCAGCCGTTAATTCTTGTGTATGAGATTGTAATAATTGAGTTTGTAATTGAGATTTTAATTTTTCTTGTAAATCTTTATCTGGAACAGCTTTTTCAATTGTACTAAATAGGATTTTTGCAAGTGGTGCAACGGCTCCTAGCATTTGAATCATGGTTTAATACCACTTTGCTGATCTTTTTTTCTCTGGAAGAATATTTCTTTGACCTTGAACTACTTCAACTTGAGTTTCTTGTGGATTTGACATCTCTATTTCAACTCCTCCAACTAAATATCCATCTTTATCGGTAAATTTAGAATGATCTACTTCTTTTGATTGACCAATTTTTGTGTTTTTCTTTTTCATAGCCATTTTATACTCCTATTTTATTGATTTGGAAATCTATTTTTAAGTTTAGCACTTAAAACAGTCTTTTCTAACGATGTATTAGCTCTTAATCTAGCCAATTCTTCGTTTTGTCTTAATTTTCTATCATCTGTAGATTGATTCATCATAGTTTTCATCTTATCAAGATTGATTCTTTCCTTATTTTCTTGTTCTTTAGCAGCGTTTTCTTGTGCTCTAAGGTCTAACTCTCGTGATCTTAATGCTGCAACAGGATCATTATCGATAAGAGACGTAATTTTGTTTTCCTCTGACATAAATTCTTCCATTGCTTCGGCAATGATGTTTGCTTTTCTAGCTTCAATCTGTGTTTGCATGTTTTGTAATTGAGCTTGCATTTGAGGGTTCTGTTGCATCTGAGGATTTTGACTCATCTGTGCAATTTGACCAATTTCACTTCTAAATTCAAGTTCAACTTGTTCTTGACCCATCAAAGATATGTGTTCAAAAATATTTTTCTCTAATGCAGCCATAACGACTGGTGCATTCTTTGCAAGATTAGTTGACATAAAACTTAAATGCGCAACGATGTGTGCTCTATGGTTCTGTGCCGGAAACGCTTGGAATGGTTTCCCTGCAAGAGCATCAATGTGTTCTAGTGCAGGGTCCTTTGGTGTGGGTTGATCTGGTTTTAATAAAATTCTATCTACATCTTTTATTCCTAATGCAGCGTACATAGTTCTGTAAACTTGATACATGTCATGAATCTGTGGATTAGACATTGCAAGTTGTAATTCAGTTTGTGCAATAGATATTCTTTGAGTTTGTGAAAATATGTTTGGATCTGCAACTGGAATGATATCTACCTTATCATCAAAGTCTGTTTGTTTAATTTGTCTTTGTCCTCCTACTATATCGTAAGGATATTCAGGTGGTAAATATAATTTAAATACGTTTGCTAGTAATTTAAATTCTTCCTTCATAGAAGAGTATACTCTTTTATGAATTGCAGACATTACACGTGAACCTCTTTCCAGCAAAGCCACGGTCGTGCCCACTGCTGCTTGCTGATTCCCATCCCCTACTTGCATGTCCGCTATCGAAGCAAAGCGCTGACCTGCTTGAACCACTACTCCCATTAGTGCTAATAAAGTTTGTGAAGGTTCCTTATAAGGCAAAGGCATAAATGCATCTCTTAAATTTCCACCAGGTGCATCTACATCTCTAAATTCTCCAGGTTGAATAGATTGTGCATCATCTCTAATTCTAATTCCTCTTTGTTTAAATCCTGCTGGTAAATTAGATAGAGTTCCTGCATCTAATAATTGTCTTAATGCTTGAGTTGCAGTTCTAGATAAACCACCAATCATTTGAATTAAGCCATTACCATAGAAACCAAAGCCCGGTAAAAATTTAAAGTGTACAAAATATTGAATCTTTTTTTTCTTAGGATCTAACTCTGCGTAATTTCTTCTAATAGATAAAACTTCTCTAGATCCTTCTTCAATAGTTACAATGTAAGGAAGTTTGATTCCGGTAGGTTCACCATTTGCATCTTTGTCTTCAAATCCTTCTATATCTAAATTAACATGGCATTCCAATAATGTAAAAACATCATCGTTCTGACTACTCATGCTTACACCTTCTAATTGTTTTTCTTTAGATCGAATACTATCGTCTTGTGTTAATTCATCAGATGGTAATAATTCTATATCTCTATAGAAACCTGCAACTTGTTGTTTTCTTAATTCATTTTCAGATACTCTAACTACATGAATAACTGCATCTGCATCTTCTAAAGAGGATGCTGAATAAGGAACAATAATATCTTGAGCTTGAATAAATTTAGAAACAGCTCGACCTAATAATTCATCGTAATAAACTTTTTTAAATGTAGATCCTGATAGTGGTAAATAAAATAACATCTGATCAAATTCTGGTTCATACTCTTTCATAACATCCATAACTTGATAGTTCATAAATTCAGCAACACGATCTGCTTGATTCTGAATTTCTGGTGTATCTAATCCAACAACTTGTGTTCGCACGGGCCCGCCCGCGGGAAGCAATTCTTTGTAAGCTAAAGCTTGAAACTGTGTGACTGCTTCTGCAAGAACAGGATGCGTGGCACTCGATGCTCCTTGAAAAGGTTCTGTTCTTTGCTCATACTTAAATCCTAATAAATCTAAACCTTGTGTGTAGGCTTTTTCCCAATCTGCTCTTGAATCTTTGTAAGATTGTGTATCTTGATATAGTTCTGAACCAATTAAATTAAGAACATCTTCTTCTAAAACTTCTGCAAGGTTTGCATTAAAATCTGTTTGACCTGATAAATCTTTTGTTGGGTCAAAATTTATATCTACACTACCATCTTCATTTTCAGTCACCTCTGTTGGTGATGTAGGCATTTGTTCTGTTTCGCTCAACAAAACTTCAGTCTCCTGTTCAGGAGTCAAAGGTCTACTTATTGTTGGAATTGGTTTTTCTACTTCTGCCATTTATTGTTTTCTCCGATTTTATTGTTGTAACAGTATTATAACCAATATTCAAGCCCTGTGGATTAGGCCCTCTTTTAGGTGGTACTGTTAATGTTAGTCTTTTTGGTTTAATCATTCTGGTAATTTAAATATATCTTCACTAGATTTAATAATTTCTTCTGGTTGTGCTTTTGAACCAAGTTCTCCTGATTGTCTCATAATAAAAGTTGAAGGATCGTCTGTCATTTCATCTCTTAAAGATTGTTTAACAGGTATAATTTTTCTATTTTTAATGTTCCCTGTTGCAAATCTTTCAGCAGCTTCTATATCTCCAAAAACAGTATTTCGTTTTGGATTTTTAGGAACTTCTGTAAACGTAATATCTACATCATCCGGACCGTTTGCAAATAGTCTAGGTTCTGGTT